AGTGCCCTCTTGGTTGGCTTCCTTACTCAGTGCCAACAGTCCCTTCAGCACGTACCTCTTGGACGCTTGGACGTCCTCTATCAGGTGTTCGACTGTCTCAGCCCAGCCATCGTTTACACGCTTGGCGATCCTCTCATCACGCATCAGCTTGTTGGCATTTGCACTCACCGTGCTGTCACTTGCTGTTTGATTGTTGAACGCTTGCCTGTAGCTTGCTCTCAGTGTGTTGCCTCTGATAACCAGTGCACAGAACCTCTCCTGAGCTTGCGTGAGTGGCTTTGCCCTTGGTGTCTTACTCCCTACAGGTTCACCATCTCTTCTACGTCTTGGAGCTTCTGCGAGAGCGGCTAACCGTTCGGCTTCGCCTTGTGCCTCACCGTCCCCAGCGGGGCTCCCATGACCAGCGCCAGCCCCAGCACCTTGCACCAACTCCCTGTACTCATCACCCATCGACTTTCCCATGACCGCTTCCCCTTCTGTAGTAAGCACTGACCAACATAGCCAAGACCTCACGTCCCAGCCCCCAACTGTTCGCATTCTAAGTTATCCACAGCCCTGTGCACAACTAAAAGTTATACATGACTTATCCCCAGCCCACGACCAATCGTTATGAAACTGAACCATTTTGAAACGTAGTACTTTTGTTTCCGAGAATCGATTACAGCCCTTTTGAGCGCTTTAAAAAATCTTTTGGTACGGTAGTGGCTTTGACCCCATTTAAACGCACCAAGAGCCTCTAATCGCTTCCAACCTTACACCAAACTTACAGCCAAAACACCCCTTGGCATAACACTTGCATAAGCCCCTCAGCGCATTGCATCTCTATATTAGATTGCACTTGCAGTGCTTCCCCCAGCGCTCCCCAGCACGGCATGACCGTTGCACCTAGAACCCTCACCAATTAATAACCCCACACTTTAGTCAGGTTAATATTGATAGTGTTTACACGTTGTTATCAATGGTGCACAATTCACTCCAGACCTACCGCTTTGACCCTGTCGATGGAAAGACAGGCAGTCCTCCCCGAAAGGATGGACGTAGAGGGCAAATCTTTGCTAAACCTCTACAGTGCGCACCCTACACAAGCACAGTGCTCGGTCTAACACTGGTGCAGAAAGAAAGAGTTCAATGTGATGCCCTCGGGGCATTGCAGTGCACTTTTGCACGGCTACAGAGAGACCCTCACCATGACATTCCGCCTCAATCAAACAGAAGTTTTAGCTGACCTCAAACTCAGCCTCAAGGGTGCCCAAAAGGCTTTCAACGAATACCCCAACGCCATGGCTTGGAACCTTCAACAGCGCCACGCTTTTGTCTACCAGCAAGCCTTCTACTTTTTCAGTTCACTTGCTCGCAGTGATGAGCAAAAGACTGAACTGTTGCAAGCCTTGACCAATGACAAAGATCACAACTGGGGTGACCTGATCTGCGAGGCTTGTTTAAACATGAAGCTTGCCCCCGCACTCAAGGAATACGCCCTGTAATTTTCACCGTGATGCCCTGCTGGTCAGGGTATTGCAGTGGTAATTTCGCCACACTTCGGAGAACATCCATGTCCCATGCTACCCATGCCACACGTGAAGAGTGGCTCAATTCTGCAGTCGCTGAACTGCGCTCTAGCTTCATCATCAACGGTGCTGAACTGCCCCAAGCAATCAGGGTCTCATGTGCCCTGCCCTCCAATGCAAGGCGCTCGGGTGCCATCGGTGAATGCTTTGCCGACACCGCCTCCAGCGACAAGCACTATGAGATTTTCATCAGCCCCACACTGGCTGAGCCTACACGTGTGCTGGACGTGCTCATTCATGAGTTGTGCCACACAACAAAGGGTGCCTTCAACCACGGCACCGCCTTCCAGCGCATTGCCGCTGACATGTTGCTGGTGCCCACGTCCAACAGTTCCAAGCCTTGGAAGTCCACAGGTCAAGCCCTGACATTTATCGAGGCATACCACGGCATCATTCAAGCGCTGGGTGAGTACCCACATGGCGAGCTTTCACTCGCTACCCGCAAGGTGCAATCTACTCGCATGCTCAAGGCTGTTTGCCCTGCCTGCGACTACACCATCAGGCTTACTGCCAAGTGGGCGTTTGACCCACACGGCAACCCCCGCCTGCCCTCATGCCCTTGCGGCTCACATTTCACCCTGTAACTCGGAGACTCACCATGACACAAGCAATTCGCCTCAGCGTTTCACGCACCCCCCACTACCAGCTTCGCGCTATTTGGCTCAAGCACATTGACGCTGACCCCAAGAGCGTCCCTACCAATTCCCTCACCGTGGTTGACCGCATCACTGACCTGATCGACAGCGGCTCGATCACCCTCGATGAGGTCAAGGGCATAGCCCCTACCGTCAGCGCTGGCGTGGACGCCAAGACCTTGGACAGCATCAAGGCTGTCGTTAACAAGGCGAATGACAACGCCATCGAGTCCCTCTCCCGCACCGCCTCAATTGCGGGTGCCTTGCAGGGGCAGGCAACCAGCCTCGCCAAGCTCGACGATAAGATCGAGACCCTGTCCATCGCCCTCAACAAGGTTGCGGCTGTTGACCCCAGCGTGGTCAATGACGTGGTTGCCAAGACGGTTGCCGATGCATTCGCACCGTTTAAACAGGCAGTCATTGCGGCTGGTGCGCAGGAGGTTATCGCCAACATTTCTTCGGTGATGACCGTAGCTCGCAAGTCTGCGCTGGACGTGTTCGGCATTGACGTGCGCAACGCGCAGGGCAATCCTGTCATGGTTGACATTTGGAATTCCCCCGAGGCTCCAGCCGTTGACCCCTGCTTCATTTGGGACGAGCGCATGCTCAAGGTCTGCCTGCTGGCACAAAACACCTCCAGCCACACTTGGCTTGGCGGTGCTCGGGGCACTGGCAAATCAACCCTCGCCTCCCAGTTTGCGGCAAAGACTGGACGTGCGTTTAAACGCATAAACTTCCGCAAGCACACGACAGCCGAGGATTACATCGGCTCCTTCGCTTTCGAGAACAACGCAACGTGCTACAAGGCAGGCGATTTTCTCCGCGCCTTCGCGTCACCCTCGACAGTGATTTTGCTCGATGAGCCAACGAACTGCGATGCGGGAGAACTGGCACCCTTGAACGCCCTGCTCGAACCGGACTGCGCAGTGACCATCGGTGGCGCTGTACGTAGACGTGCCGCTGGGGTGCTGGTGTTTGCGGCTGACAACACGCTTGGCAATGGCGATGAGACCCAGCGTTATGCTGGCACTCGCACCATGAACAGCGCCCTGATGGAGCGCTTCTCCAGCGTAGTCGAATGCGCTTACCTCAGCCTTGATCAAGAGGTTGATGCTGTGATCAAGCACACTGGGTGCCATCAGGCGCTCGCTACTCACGTGCTCAAGGCAATACGTGCCGCACGTGCAAAAGTGGAAACAGCGGACATTGTGGACGCACCCTCCATTCGACAAGCCCTGTACTTCATTCGGGCGCTTGAAATTCTCTCTGTTGACGAGGCTTGGGCAATGACCATCGCCAGCCGTCAACCTTCCGAGTCTGCCCCTGCCATCGAGGCAATCAAGCAGGCTTACATCAACAAAACCGACATTCAGTCTTGGCTCTGAGGAGGGCATCATGAAAGCAAAATACAAAGGCTTTGAATTCCGCAACGCGATCATCGCGTTCTGCCACAAATGCGCGTCCGACCTTGGTCTTGGCACGGTGACCGTAGCCTTCCACGTTGGCGTCCAAACCGCCTGCATTAACGCTCACGGTGACATCAGGCTTGCTAACGTCAAGGATGATGCCATCCTGACCCACGCTGACCTCCAGCGCTACGCTGGCTTTGTGTTGCATGAGTTGTTGCACCGCAAGTACACAAACTTCAATGTCAATGATGGAAACCAGTACATTGACAGCCTGCACAACGCTGTCGAGGACGCATGGATCGAGCACAACGCCATCAGCCAAAAGCTGACAGGCAATGCCGAGGGCTTGCTTGCCGCGCTCATGGACGGTATCGTGACCGAGGCGCTGGCTGACACCCGCTTCCAGCCCTTTAACCCACAGTCGTACCCCTTTGTGCTCGCGGTGTACTTGCGCAAGCACGGCACTGTCAAGGTGCCGCTGGCTCAGGGCTTGGAACCCATCTTCGAGCAAGCCGCTGTCAAGCTGGCACGGTGCAATGATTCCGAGGACACCCTAGAGGTTGCCCGCTGGGTATTTGACCAGCTTAAGCAAGTCAACAAAAAGCCCAAGGCTAAGAAGCCTCAACAACCCCAGCAACAGCAAGGGCAGGGTCAAGGGCAGGGTCAAGGTCAAGGTCAAGGCGAGGGCGAGGGCGAGGGTCAAGGCAAAGGTCAGGGTCAGCAACAAGGTGCTGGCGAGGGCGATCAAACAGGCTCAGGAAGCCCCTCAAAAGGCTCTACAGCAGGCGATCAGGGTCAGGGTGCTACTACCCCCGCACCTACCCCCGCGCAAAGCCCTGTGGACGCTACAGGCGCTCAATGTGAAGCCATTGAAGTGGAACCCTCCATCAATGCACCCAAGGGCGCTGGCTCACGCGGCACCTACAACCCAGCGACTACGCTCAAGCGCAACGATTACCACGTGTCGCACGGCTCGGAGCATTTCACCATCGGTGAGGTTGTGCCTGCTGGCTTGCGTTACGGTGTCAAGCGCCTGTTTGAGAACACCGCGACCGACCAGTTCCAAGTCAACCGCAAGGCTGGCTCTCTCAACGTCAACAGCCTGCACACAATTGCACTCGGCAACGAACGGTTGTTTAAACGTAGACTGGAGGAGGAGGGCGTGGACTCTGCCGTGGTGAT